GAAATCCTGGTGGTTCCTGTCACCGCTAACGTCCGCATCTTCGCGGGGTCTCTGGCTGTCGCTACCGCAACTGGCTTTGCTGCACCTGGTTCAACCGCTCTGGGCCTGTCCTACCTAGGCCGTTTCGAGGCATCAGTAGACAACCGAGGCGGCGCCGCTGGTGCTGCCCAAGCCGAGATCCGCCATGGCAAGGCGTTTCTCTGGGCCAACGACGGCACCATCACCCAGGCGCACCTGTTCAAGCCAGCCTATATCGTCGATGACGAAACCGTAGCTGCTGCTGACGCAGGCGGCACCCGATCCGCCGCTGGACGCATCGTTGGTATTGATACCAACGGCGTGTGGGTTGAGTAACTCCCTCTATATATAGGAGCGCATTGCGCATGTTGGTTAACAAGTCCTCTATTCAGGCAGCTTTCGTTGCTCTGAAAACCCTTTTCAATAACGCCTTTGGGTCTGCACCCAGCTCCTGGGAAAAGATCGCCATGAAGGTGCCAAGCACCACTGGCAGCAACATGTATGCCTGGCTATCGGCGTTTCCGAAGATGCGCCGTTGGGTTGGCGCGAAGCACGTTAAAAACCTCAAAGCGTTCAGCTACACCGTGGAAAACGAAGACTTTGAAGCGACTGTCGAAGTTGACCGTAACCACATCGAAGACGATCAGTTGGGCATCTACGCGCCCCAAGCGCAGATGGCAGGCTTCTCGGCCAAGCAGTTGCCGGACGAAATCGTATACGAGCTGGTGAACGGTGCCTTTGGCAACCTGTGCTACGACGGTCAATATTTCTTCGATACTGACCATATCGTCGGCAATGGAAGCGTCAGCAACAAGGGCACGGCGGCACTTTCCATCGCAACCCAGGCAGCCGCTAAGGCAAGTTACGGCGCAGCACGTACGGCCATGGGCAAGTTCAAGGACGATGATGGCCGCCCATTGGATGTGCGCCCAACAATCCTCCTGGTCGGTCCTGGTCTGGAAGACACCGCCAAGGCTTTGTTGACTGCTGATCGTCTGGAAGACGGCAAGGTCAACCTTTACAAGGGCACTGCCGAGCTGGTTGTCTCGGGTCGCATCACCTCCGACACGGCCTGGTTCCTCTTAGACACCAGCAAGCCCGTTCGCCCCTTCATCTATCAGGAGCGTAAAGCGCCGGTCTTTGTCCAGCAGACCGATCCCGAAGCTGATGATGTCTTCAGCCGCAAAAAATTCAAGTTCGGGGCAGAAGCGCGGGCAGCTGGTGGTTATGGCTTCTGGCAACTGGCTTTCGGCTCCACTGGCGAAGCGTAAGGGGGGCGTCATGACGACTGTCATTGTTATTACAGCCAAGCGTAATGGCTTCCGTCGCTGCGGCGTTGCTCACTCCGATCAGCCGACCACCTGGCAACAGGACGACTTCACGGATGAGCAATGGGAGGAACTGTTCAAAGAACCTCAATTGTTTCTTGCCATCTATGAGCAAGATACTGGCCTGGGACTGGAGCAACGCAATGCACTCACGTCGTCCGCCGCGCTACCGGAAGCGTCCAACACCGCACAAAACGCTCAGTCGCAGACGTTTAAAGCAGACTCTCCGACTCTGGGTGATGGAGTGCTTCTGCCCGGCGCCTCGGATGCAGGCAGCCTTGATTTACTTTGGGACGATGCCCTCCTGGAAGACCGAGCACGTGGGGTAGCCAAGGCGCAAGCAGCGGCAGACCTCGAACTTGATTCGCTCTGGGAAGAAGCCCTTCTCGAAGATCAGGCGCATGAGGCAACGAAGACAGCCGCAGCCAAGCCGCCCACTAAGCCTGGCAAGGCCAAGGCAGGTAAAGAGTGAACATCTCGCTACCGAGTGCGGCTCAACTGATGCACCGATTTGGTGAGGAAGAAATCACCGTGTTGGCCGTCAAACCGCCGCGCAACCCCATCGAATCGGACCTGCTGTTGGCCGCTGCCGAGGGGAAACCTCTCGACGGATGGTCCCCCGAAGAGGTGGAAACAGCCGTCGACGCGTTGGCCAGGATTGCTGATGCAGTCAGCCGCGCTCGTAGCGAGGTATCGTTCTACTTGCGCTTTCGCAAGGTTGGTATCGATGCGCCGGAATGGGTCACGGATGACCTGCCTGAGTTGGCCCGGTATCACCTGCAGGGCACGGCCGTTGAAGAGTCAACCATGCGCCTACGTTATCGCGACATCATCAAGCGCCTGGAAAAGCTGGCGACTGAGGATGAAGCACGTGGTGCATCTGAGGCGGGTGACTCCGGGTTGAAAATTGCCCATCAGCCTCGGCTGTTCTCGCGCAATAGCTTGGGGCCGTTGTGATGCTCGGCGAATTGGAAGATGCGGTGTTGGCACGGCTTGCCGAGCTGAAAAAAGCTGTTCCGCGCCTTCGCCTGGAGACCTACGGCGGCGAGCTAAGCGATCCAGACCTGATGGCCGGTCTGATCGCTGGCGGGCCTTCGATCTTGATTACCACGCCCAAGATCAGTTTCAAGCCCCGATCTAACCGTCGTTACTCGGCTGAACTGGTATTCCGCCTGGTCGTTTCGGCTGGCAGCGAGCGCAGGAACACCCCCAAGGCTAGCGACCCTGGCAGCTATTGGCTGTGGGGCGAGAGCCTGGCGCTGCTCACCAACTGGCAGCACCAAACCGACGGCGCCATGGTCAGGCCCACGGAGTTTAACAACCTGGTCAATGGCAAGTTTCAGGCTCAACACCTGTCGGTGTTGGGTCAGTCGTTCGCCATTGATCTTGACTGGATGATCCCAGAGCCAAACTGGCCTGACTTCCTGAGCATGTCCATGGAATACCACACCCCATCGGATAACACCGTGCCGGTGGCCACCGACAACATCGAATTGAGGAACGTGTAATGCGCGTTAAAGCCGCACCTGGTCATCGGGTGCCCACGGAAGAAGATCCGTACAAGTACATCGAAGATGCCAAGGCGGTCGACGTGCCGGACACCTCTTACTACCGGCGCCGGGTGGCGACGGGTGAACTGCTGGCCGCTGAAAATACACGCGGCAGTGCCAAACAACCCGCACAGGAATCCGCCGAATGAGCATTTCCTTTGACACCATCCCGGCTTCGATTCGCAAGCCGGGCGTTTACATGGAGTTCAATACCAGCCTAGCGGTACGGACATTGCCAACCAACAAGCAGAACGTCTGCCTGATCGTTCCCCTGGGCGAAGGTGCGACGGTAGCAGCCAATGTGCCGACACCGTTCTATAGCGCGGCAGAGGCAAAGGCATTATTCGGCGGGACCGTTGCTGAGGAAATGGCTGATGCATTCATCACCGCCTATCGGTATGCCTCGGTCTCGGCTGTGGGTGTGGTGGTTGAAGGTGATGCAGAGCCCGACATCAAGCCCGCGTTGGACTCGACGGCCATGGGTGGTTTCAACATTCTGGTGCCTGCCTGGTTCAGCCAGGTCGCGCTCACCGCACTTCGCACGCACATCCAGACATACACCAGCTCGATGGAACAACAAGGCATCATCGGTGTGGCGGCGTTGACCGGAACCTTGTCGGCTGCGACCACCTTGGCCACGTCGATCAACTCCGGCGCGATCAGCTTGGCAGTACTGCCAGGTACTCCATCGACTGCGCGTCAGGTCGCCGCTGCTTATGCCGCAATGATCGCCTCGGAAGAAGATCCGGCCCGGCCGCTGAACACACTTGTACTGACCGGCATCAAGGTGCCGCCAGTCACACAGCGCCTCGGTCGCACGGAGCAAGAGACCGCCCTGGCCAATGGCGTCACGCCGCTGGAGGTCGCCGCCGGTGATGTCATCCAGATCGTCCGTGCAGTGACCACCTATACCAAGTCTGCGGCCGGTGCCACGGATGTGTCGCTGCTGGATCTGACTACCATCCGCACTCTGTATTACGTGCGCACGGCCTGTCGTGACCGTATCCGCCTTCGCTTCCCGCGTTCCAAGCTCTCCAAGAAAACCCCTGAAGCTGTGCGCGGCGAACTGATGGACGTACTGCTCAAGCTGGAAGAGCTGGAGATCGTCGAAGAGGTTGAAGCCAACGCGGCCGGACTGGTGGTCGAGCGTTCGGCCCAAGACGTAAGCCGCCTCAACGCAACCATTCCCACCGATGTCGTCAACGGCCTGCATGTGTTCGCCGGTCGCATCGACTTGCTTTTGTAAAAGGTGAACTTAGATGGCTGATAACTACGTAGGGCAGATCGTCCTGGAGATCAACGGCACCGACTATGAGGTGACTAGCGTTGAGCCGAGCCTCAAGACTGGGCGCAAAGTCGTCAAGACCATGAACCGTACCGGTCGACCTTCTGGCACGGCAAAGGGCATTGAAGAGCACGAGCTGAAAATCGCGGTACCCATCCCGAAAACCGGCGAGCCGGATTGGCGCGCGCTGATGGATGCGAAGCTGACCATCTATCCGCAGGACGGAGGAAGCAAGCGCCAGACATGGACCGGCTGCTCCCTGATGGAAATGGGTAGCAAGTACCAGGTCGAAGGTGAAGCCACCCGCGATCTGACCATCGCCGCGCTGAACTATTACACGGAGTAATGCAATGACTGAGCATTCAAGCAAGCGCTGGGAAGGCCTGAGCATCACCCGCGAACTCCAGATGGGCGTGTATTACTCCGGCCTGCGTCACAAGACCTTCACCTTGCGTGTGCCTGTTGCCGGTGATTTGGTCGCCGCGCAGGAGCTGCATCCTGGTGCGCCATTTCAACTGGTTACCCTGGAGGTCTATCGCCGTCAGTTGTTGTCCCTGGGCGAGATCCCTGCTGAGGCGCTGACTACTGAGTTGCTCCTGGGAGAATTGACCGAAAGCGACCTGGCCATTATTGCCGATGCCGATGCTGAGCTGGAAAAAAAGCTCGCGCCGCCGAGCGCGGCAACGCCGACTGGCGACGAATCGAACACGCCTTCGTCCGCCACGGCTACCGGTTAGAAGAGCTGCGCCAGATGACCAGAGCCGAGATCGATTCGCGTATTGATCTGATCATCGGCAAGGTCAAAGGCACCCGCTATGTCAGTCAGCGTCAGCGCAAACCGCTGCCAAAACCCAAAGAATAGGCTCGATACCGGGCCTTTCCTGTTCCTGTAAGACCGTTACTGGGAGTTGTTCATGTCCGATCTGCGCGTCGCGCTTCGTTTCCAGGCCCATGCAGGCAACAGTCGGCGGGAGATCGAGCAGATCAATCGTGACCTACGCAAAGCGGGTAAGGAAGGCGCCAAATCCTTGGCCGATGAAAGCTGGAAAGCCTCATCGGCCATTAGCAAGGTCGGCCAGGTCGGGGCCAACAGTTACAAAGTCATCCGTAGCGCCATGCGTGAAACAGCCAGGGCCGGTTCCGGCACGCGCATCGAGGTCAGCAAGACCACTGCCGAACTAAAGGACATGGCCAACGCTGCTCGCAAGGCCGCTCGCGATGCGAAAACAGAGTTGCAAAGTACCGACCGGCAAGGCGTGCAGCCTTTGCGTCAGAGCGTCGACAAGACAGAGGCATCTTTCCGGCGCATGGCGCAGAACAGCGGTCGTAGTCTGCGCACCTTGAAAACAATCGCGATGGGCGTGCGCCAGGAGTTTGACCGCATCAAAGGACTGGGCGGCAGCATGCAAGGGCGACTGGCGGGGTTAGGTGTTGGAGTTGGAGTAGTCGCTGGGTTAAAAGCCAACTCCGAACTAGAGCGGGTACTGATCCGTACCAAACAGACGGCGGGAATGACCAACGAGGAAAAAGACGAGTGGCACACAGAAGGCTGGCGAATCGCTAAAACTTACGGTGCCAGTCGTGCAGACGTAGATACCGGATTTAATACGCTAATTGCATCTGGCGTAAACTACGACGCGGCGAAGAAAACTGGCGATGCCATCGGTCAGGCTAATGCTATTACTGGCGCAAACCCTGCAATCTTAGGCAAAGCAGTTGTTGCTGCATCCGGCGCCTTCAACATTAACTTGAATAAAGAAGGTGCCGCGCTTGATCTGCTCCAAAAGATGACAGTTGCTGGAAGGCTTGGTAATGCTGAGCTCGAAAACTTGTCTGACTTGTTTCCAAAAATCGGAGGGGCCGCAGCGGCAGCGGGTATGTCAATCGAGCAAGCCTTGGCATTCACGGAATCGCTTTCCAAGGTTGAATTACAACCCGATAGGCTTGGAACGTTAGCCGAGTCAACGTTGCGCGTATTCAGCAATAAGCAATACAGAGATCAAGTCGCCAAAGTAACTGGCGTTAATTTTTATAACAAAGATAAAAGTTCACGTAACCCGGAAGAGGTTTTCGGCGAAATAAAGCGTAAATATGAAGCGATGAAAAACGATGAGCAACGCGCCAAGTTCATGGGCGTTGTTTTCAAGGGTATGGACCAGGACACCGTGCGTGGCTGGCGCAGTATGCTAACTGGCGACCGACTGGATGACTTAAAGTCAGGTGCTAAAACGCTGGGTAACGCTGAGCCCATTTACAGCAAAGACTTGAAAGAAAACACTGAAAGCGCAAGTGGTACTGCCGCACGCATGAAGGCGACACTGGCCGAAGCTATGGATCGTATGGCAACGCCTTTGAATAAGGGCCTTGCCGATATGGGCTCCTACCTGCTGGACGACCTGAACTTGTCTGGCGCGCAAATGCTGGCCGGTGGTGCTGCTCTAGGTGTCGGTGGTTACTATGCCGCTCGCGGTGCAAAATCTGGCGCAGGGGCTTTGCTGAATAAGTTCATGGGTGGCCCGGAGACTTTGAAGAACATCGCAGTGGGCAAGGTTCTAGAAGAAGCAACAGGTGTTACCTCTGTGTTCGTTACAAACTGGCCGGGTGGCATGGCGCTGGGTGGGGCTGGACTTCCAGATATAAATGTGGGGGGAGGAAAAAGAGGCCGAGGTGGATTTAACCTTCCTCCCGTGCCGAAAATCGGTCCCTTGGTTTTGGGCTATGAGTTTTCTCAGTTGGGCGGTTCCACTGGGCAGAACAGCGATGCGGACCGCTTAGCGATGGTGTCCCGCAACAAGCTGATTAACGACGGCGAACGCACCTATCAAACGGCCTTCTATCGCAATCGTCTCGACCTAGCCGGGCAGAACCCAAACCAGACTTCGGACTGGTTGTCGTCTCAAGCCCAACGCCTGGCGCACCAGCAGACCGGGATGACAGCCGCAGGCCTGCTAATCGACGGCGCCAATCAGTGGGCGTCAGGTATCGCTAATCGTGCCGTCAACGCAGGGGCAGAAACTCCAGCAGCGGCAGCGCGCCTGCAACGGCTGCTTGACCAACCCTTGGTCATCGAACTACGCATGGACTCCAACATGATCCAGGCCGAGGTCGAGCGACGTACCGATATCCAAATGAGGCGCGGCCGATGAGCTGGGCAGAAACCTTGCTGGACGCATCCTTTCGAGGTGTACCGCTCCAGGTCGTCGGCGAGAACCTTCAGTGGCAACGAGCGCTATCCGAACATGGCGTGCCCTTTAGAGACGGCGACAGCGTGGTTGATCTGGGCCGGGGCCCTCGTCGCTTTCCCATGCAGATCATCGTCTACGGCGTTAACTACGAGATCGAGCTACAGAACCTGTTGGTTGCTCTTGGTCAGCGTGGCCCTGGTGAACTGATCCACCCGATCTATGGAAGCCTGAGCGTCGTCTCGCACAACGTCGATGTGAAACACGACGCGGACAATCCCGACTCCGCCCAGGTCACACTGATGTTTGTCGAGGACACACCCGACCTGCCATTTTTCGCTCGGCAGTTTGAGTTCGTCGACATCGGCGTCTTGGATCAAGAGGATGCGTACCGCTGGCAGGATGGCGTCTTTGACCTGTTTGGTCGCATCGACTCCCTGGTCAGCGAGATTCAGTCGTGGATTGGTGGCGGCTGGGTGGGCCTGATCGAAAAGGCCCTGGGCTTGCCAGGTATCTTCTTGCGCGTGCAGCAGCTGCGCTCCCAGATCCTGGGCGTAGTGTCGGGCGTTATCGCCATGGCTAAGAATCCATCGGCCGCGTTCGATCCTCTGGTCGACCTGTTCCGCACGCCGACACAGATCCGCAGTTCTATCCAGGACAACACGCCAAGCACTTCGGCCGCGTTGCTGTCCCGTGCTGGTGTTCCCGCAACGATGCCGGGCGGCGATAGCTTGACCACCGACCCGGCGCGGGCAGCCAACGCCTTTTTGATCAGTGCCCGGCAAGGTATTGCACCGGATGCGAGCCTGTTGCCTGACCGTATGCCCGAAGATCCAGTCGAGGCCAGCGGGTTTGCCCTGGTCGTCCTGGTCATCACAGAACTGGCCGCAGCTCACGCCCAGGCGGTAGCCATCGTGATCGAGGACGAGAGCAAAAAGCCGACTCTGAGTCCCGTTGAACTGGAGGGTCTGGTTAACCTGGTGCGCTCTCTGGTTCAGGGGGCAATCTTGCTACATCGCCGTTTGTACGACGTGGAAACGTCTCGGCCAGTGATCGAAGCCCTACGCAACACGGCCGCTCTGATCCAGGCTCGTGCGCGCCAAGTCATCCTGTTGAGTCCGCCGATGATAGAGCGCGAGGTTGAATCCCCGGCCAGCCTGCGTCTTTTGGCTCACCGATGGTATGGCGACCATAGTCGCGCTCTCGAATTGATTCGGCTTAACCCCGATCTAAAAACGCCCCACAACATCCCGGCCGGGAAGGTACTGCGTGCTTATGCTGAATGACCCTGTTCCTTCCATCCAGTTGGCCATCGGTGGCTTGGCGCACGATACCTGGGACGGTTGGTCGATTGAATCTGACTTGCTCACCCCGGCAGACGCTTTCGAACTGGAGTTGCACACTAAGAATGCAACGCGCCTGCCCGACGTGATCAAGGAAGGAGCTCCCTGCACGCTGACGCTCGACGGCGACCGTGTGCTGACAGGGCAGATCGACGAGTTTGAGCATGACGTGTCACGCCAAGGCATTTCTATGCGTATCAACGGCCGAGATCGAGCAGCGCCCCTGGTGGACTGCTCGTCACCTTTCGTTTCCATGCGGGAGGCGTCGTTGGCGCAGATCCTGGAGCAGGTAGTTAAGCCTTTAGGTGCTTACCAGGTCGAGATCCGCGCCGACCAGGCTAAAACCCGTCGTCGCGTCCAGATCGAACCAGGGCAAACCGCATGGGAGGCATTGCTCCAGGTCGCCGAGGCCAATGGCCTGTGGCCCTGGGTCGAGCCGGACGGCCGTTTGATCATCGGCGGGCCGGATTACACAGCGTCCCCCTCGGGCTTGCTGATACTGCGGGGGGACGGTGAAGGTAACAACGTACAGCGTATGAGCGTGCGGCGGTCCATCGCCAACAGGTACAGCCAAATAACCGTTCTTGGCCAGCACGGTCAATATGCCAATGATGGGCTCGACACCCAGCGTTCCCACTTGCGTTCGGTGATCCAGGACGAAACATTAGCCCGTCGTGGGATCTTCCGGCCGAAGGTCGTTGTAGACAGCTCCAGTGAAAGCCAGGACATGGCCACCACTCGCGCCCGAAAGCTGCTGGCAGACAGTCGCCTGGAAGGTTTCGAGATCCGCGTCGTAGTACGGGGTCATCGAGCCGGTAACGGGAAGGTGTGGAATCCGGGGATGCGAGTCATCATCCGTAGTGAGGTGCATGGCGTGGATGATGTCTACTTCTTGATGTCCCGCACCCTGCGTCTGTCCCGTAGTGAGGGAGCAATTACCGAGCTGCGTTTCCGCGAGGACAAGATGTGGGTACTGGACGGCAACAAACTGAAAAGACACAAAGGCAAGGCCAACCCGGATGCAGCCCTAATCCAAATTATTAGGGGCGCTTAATGAGCGTCATGGCGCAACTGGTGCGCGACCAAGTGTGGAAGGTAATGAGCAAGGTTCGCCAGGCCTTCCGTGCTACGGCAGTCAGCAACACTCATGGGCCTCTGATTGGTGTGGAGATGCAGGGCCTGGCCGGTGAGTCGGTATCGGGTGAGTTAGCCCAGCACTATGGTTTCAGCTCAGCGCCATTGCCTGGTGCTGATTACGTGGTGATCCCAATTGGAGGTAGCAGCAGCCATTGCGTTGTTATCGCCAGTGAGGATGGCCGCTATCGGCTTCAACTCAAGGACGGCGAAGTGTCGCTCTATACCGATGAGGGCGACTACGTACACATGAAGCGCGGTCGGGTCATCGAGGTCGTGACTGATGAACTGTTGTTCAAGGTTAAGAATAAGGTGCGGTTTGAAACGCCCATGGTAGAGATGTCGGGTGATCTGCATGTTGAGCGCGGCATCAAGGCTGATGCCGAGATCGCCGACCATACACGGACTATGCAGGCAGATCGCGATCTGTATAACCAGCATGCGCACCCATCGGGTCCACCACCCAAACCACTCCAGTAACACTTAAAGGCGCCTGACATTCTTAAACCCCGCTGATACTCAGCTGATCGCGCCTGCGCGACAACATGTCAGCCTATGGACGCAGGCATAAACCCAACTACAGGCGACTTGACGGGCCAGCGTATTAGTACGCTGGCAAACGCCGTTTATTTACGCCTCATGACTCCCCTCGGCACCTGGTGGAAAGATCCCAACCTGGGCTCCCGCCTGCACGAACTACGCCGCGAAAAAGACCGTCCACGCGTGGGGCGCCTTGCCAAGCAATACGCTGAGGACGCCCTCAAACCGCTGCTAACGGATCTTCGCGCCAAGGCCATCACCGTCGCAGCCACCCAGCCCCATAACGGCTGGCTCACGCTGCAAATCGACATCATCGACGCCACCGGCAATCCGCAGGTGTTCCGCCAACCTGTAAGGGTGATTTGACATGGCCTTTTCCGCTCCCAATCTTGAGACCATCCTGGCAGGCATTCTGCGGGATATTAAAGCGCTCAACGATGAAGCCGACATCGGCACCGATAGTGACCACTACATCCGGTCTGCGGCTATTGCTGCTGCTATTGAAGGTCTCTATCAGAAGCTGGCCTGGATCTATCGCCAGATATTCCCGGACACTGCCGATGAGGAAGAGCTGGTGCATGCCGCTACCATTCGTGGTGTTCCGCTCAAGGCACCGGTCGCGGCCACTGGCACCGTGGGTTTGAAGGGCGCTCAAGGTGTTGAGCTGCTACAGGGCTCGACCTTGACCCATCGCACGACGGGGGAACAGTTCGATAGCCTGGCTAGCGCGATACTTGGCACTGATGGCACCGCGACCGTCCAAGTTAGGGCTCAAACCGTGGGCACCTCACTCAACGGTTTGACCGGCGACTTGGCCCTCACCAGCCCACCGTTGGGCATGGACGCCAACGCTAGTTTCATCGGAGCAACAACCGGGGGTGAGGATCAGGAAAAGCCAGAGTCGCTGCTCGCCCGGCTGCTCGACATCATCCAGTCGCCCCCAGCGGGCGGCACTATCTACGATTTCAAGCGCTGGGCCAAAGAGGTTGATGGTGTTGCAGACGCCCTGGTCCTTCCCGGCCGTAGAGGCGGTGGCACCGTTGACCTGGTCATCACCGCCAGCACCGGCAATCCCTCCGCTGAGGTTATCGCCCTCTGCAAGGAACACGTGCTCAGCCTGTGTTCGGTCATTGCGGATGTGGGGGTCTTTGCCCCAACCATACGTAGCGTCGACTCCATTGCAATGGTTGAAGTGGCCGAGGGCTACACCTTGGCAGAAGTGCAGGTAGCTGCGCAGGCCGGTTATAACGCGTTGCTGGGTGCGATGAAGCCACGCGAGACACTCAAGCGCTCACAGATAGAAGCCATGATCAACAACCTGGCAGGCGTCATTGACAGATCTGTTACAGAGCCCCTTGGCAACGTCAAAGCTTCCGACGATCCGCTCCTGGTCGGTTGGATTCGACCAGGCACCATCATTCTAGGCCTGATGGAATGACTGTTCTCGCAGACCAGCTACGGCTGCTGTTGCCTCCCGTCTCTTACGACGGCATGGCGCCACTGCTGTCCGCCACCATTGAGGCTGAGGCTAATGCTCTGACCCAATCGGACGTGCAAGCCGAGGCGGTTTATAGCGCGATCTTTGCCGACTCAGGCATGGGTTTGGCTGACTGGGAACGTGTGCTGGCACTACCGGCCCCGTGCCTTGTCGGAGAGCCGCAGTCCGTCCGCCAGCGCGTCCAGTCTGTTGTCAGCAAGCTGCAAGCCCGTGGTGGTCAGAGCAAATCCTTTTTCATCGCCCTGGCTAAGTCTCTCGGCTACGACATCACCATCACTACCTTTCGGCCCGCCCGTGCGGGCATTGCGCGAGCGGGCGACGCCATCTATGGCGGCGACTGGAACTACGCGTGGCGGGTCAATGCCCCCGCAGTGACCGTCAGCTATGCCGTTGCGGGAATGTCCGCTGCTGGTGATCCGCTGGCTGCCTGGGGCAACAAATCACTTGAGTGCCGACTTAGCCAGATGAAACCGGCTGAGTCCATTTTACTATTTGGCTATGGAGACACCTGATGCAGACCATCGGAGATAGCACCAGCACTGCGAATGGTGCAAAGGAGTTCACAAATGGGCAGCCAGGCACTGGTGTAGATGCCACGGTAATCACTGCCGAGTGGCTGAACGCCATTCAGCGGGAGTTGGTGAATCTTGTGTTAGGTGGTGGTCTGACCATCGTGCCTGGTGATGATTCTCAGGTACTTACGGCGATTCAGGCTATCCAGCTCACCGCAGTTACCTGGGCAAAGCTCGGGGGCAAGCCGACTACCGTTAGCGGCTTTGGCATCACCGATGCGTTCACCAAAACAGAGACAGCAACTGCCATCCAAAAGGTGGTTTCTGACCTCGTTGCCTCGTCGCCTGCTGCGCTCGACACATTGAAGGAGTTGGCGGACGCCCTGGGTAATGACCCGAACTTCGCCACCACCATGACGAATGCTCTTTCTGGAAAAGCCAGTATTGCCAGCATTCAATCTCAAGGCCAGACCGCTTTCACCTGCGCTGGTGCTGCGCCAGTCTTCACGTTGACCCCAGCCCCCGCACTCGCGGCCTACGCCCCCAACCAGCGTTTTCGCGTGAAATTCAACGCTGACAGCTCCGGGGCTGACACGTTGAACATCTCCGGCCTTGGTCCGAAAAGCCTCAAGCAGTACGACTCGACCGGAGCCAAGGTTGCAGCTGTATTTGCAGCTGGGCAGCTATCTGACGTGGAATGCGACGGGCTGGATATCGTATTGCTTGACCAGCTTCCGGCGAAGGCTGACCCCTGGCTTTACCAGCCAGTGGGTGTGCCCATCGCTGTGTTTGATAATATCGCAGGTGTAAGCCAGCCACCGACCACCAACAGCGCTTACCGCTATATCAAGATGACGGCTGCAGACGCTTACAACACCGGAGTGCTGACTTCTGAGAGCGTCACGGGTTCGGCACCACTTGTTATTGCAACGGCTGTTGTAAGTTTGTCCGGCAGCCCAATCAATGGGCAAACCGTGCAACTTATCAACACTGAGCGGCGCAGTTTGCGCGCGGGTAACAGCGGTGGGGTTGAGGCCGACCAAGGGCATGGCCATCGCCATTCGCCGCTTAGCCCTGCAGCAGCATTCATATCGCTAAGTTCGGCACAAAGCTGGCAGCTCCCAGCTCCAGCGAGCGGCATCGGGCAGTCGGCTACGACAGGCGACCCCGTCACTGACGGCACAAACGGTACTCCGCGCATCGGCAATGAGACCCGCTCTAAAAACATCGGTGTCACTTACTATATGAGAGTCAAATAATGCCATACGCCGCCAACGGACAAATTTCCACCGAGCCGTTTTCTGA